ACCGGCAAGGCAGGCGCCACGGCCCATGTCCAGGCGGAAAAGGCGTTCGCCGGCAACGCCATCATAGGCCACACGCACCGCATGGCGCTTAACGTCCAGGGCAACATGAAGGGCCAGCCCCACGTTGCCGCCATGTTCGGATGGCTAGGTGATATCAACGCAGCGGAGTACATGCACCTGGTGAACGCGCGCCGTGACTGGACCCTGGGGTTTGGTACGGGCCACATGAAGCAGGACGGTACCACGTTCCTCCAGGCGCACCCAATAGTGAACAATGAAGTGGTAGTGGACGGACAACTGATCTCTTTACGAAAGGGGAAGTAATATGAACAATACTCGTGTGTGGCCCGGCGACTTGGGTGTTAAGCGCTTTGTGCGCCTGATGCTACAGGACATTTGGCCACAAGTGGCCTATATCTGGGAAAATCGTAATCACCCGCGTGCTATGTATATGTGCTTTGCGGTGTTCGCTCCGGAAGCGGGTCTGGAAGAAGCGGATGCCAAAGCATTTTATGAACGGCATGTCGATCAATTCAACGTATACATGGAGAAACACAATGGTTAAGCTTACAGTGAACCAGCAGATCATCTATGACGCGTTCGTAGCCCAGGGCTTGCCGCCGGAACTTGGCTTGGCTACGGCCCAGCTAGAGTCTGCGTTCAATCCTAATGCAGGGAACATTACTGGTGGAGACGGAGCCCGTGGCGGGGCCTTTGGGCTCGGCCAGATTACGGTCGAGACAGCGCTGGCCCTGGATCGTACAGCCACACCGGCCAAACTTATGAATCCGCAGTTCAACGCGAATCTCATGGCGCGACTGACTAAGGAGAATTGGGTTGCGGCGCACGGGCGCGTTCAGGACGTGATCAGCCGCTACAACAGCGGGCGTGATTTTTGGCGGGCTCCGGACGGCACCAAGCTAGTCTACACGCCGAGAGTAGAGCGCTTTATGGCAGAATGGAAAAAGAAACTTGCAGATAAATCTGAATAGTTTCTGGGCAAAGGTCCGTAAGACTGACGGATGTTGGTTTTGGACTGGAGCCCATACTGTTGCAGGTTACGGGTATGTGTACTCCGCCGGGGGTACACATGCTTCCCGTACTCGCGCTTACACCCACAGGGTCAGTTATGAGTTGAGCAAGGGAAAAATTCCAGCTGGCATGGTTGTGCGCCATATGTGCCATAACCCTAAATGTGTCAATCCTGCCCATCTAGATATAGGACAGCAAAAAGACAATGTGCAGGACATGGTTACCGCAGGGCGCCATGTAGGATTTAGAAAGTTAACCAAAGCGGACGAGCAGGAAGTTTTATTCCTATGTACGCAAGGGTTCTTGCAGCGAGAGATAGCAGCAGAGTTTGATGTGACGCAGCAGACCATAAGCCATGCTGCGCGTAGGGCTAAACTTTCGGCACCCGCCGAAGATTCTTCAGCAAAGTAGGCAATTCGCGACCGAAGACGACAGCCGCTTGCGTGCAATGCGCCGGCGGCTTCATCTTAAGCTCTCTTGAGAATTGATGCTCGAGCACATGAATAAATTCATGCATAAGTGTAGAGTCGAGTAATTCCGGAATATCCAAAATATACTCTCTAATCCAGATATCGACGCCATCGGTCTCGCCTGAATCGATACTTTGACCCGGTTTGACGTAAATCCTCACAACCCCGGAAGACGCGTAAGTCGTGGCCCACAGGTAGGGCTTCTTTCGTTTTGGTTTCGCCATGAGTAGGTGATGCCAGAAATAAGAAAGCCCCGCCAGGCAGGAGGTACCGGACGGGGCTGGGGACAGGAGGAGGAAGCTCGATTAATCTAGCTAATCCGCGACTTACTGTCAATAAAGAAATATTTATTTAATCTTGGCGGCCTGGGACGCTTGGGCCAAAAGGGCCGCGCCCGCGTCGGGCTGGACGGTAGGGACAGGCATACCCCTGGGGCGCGCCACGGTGGGCGCTGGAGCGGCCGGCTGGGCCTGGAGGGTCTGTGCATCCATAATGGCCTTCTGGTACGCCTGGAGCGCTTCCTGGCGCGCCACGGCTGGGTGTTTGGGCTGGACGCTATGCGCCTGAGGGGTCGGCGGCGCCTTGGCCGGCATCGGACGGAGTTGCAGTCCCGACCCGGGCTGCTGCGTCGTCAGCGCCAGATAAGCCATGGGATTCTGCTGCATTGCAGCAATCGCGTTCTGGCGATATTGCTCTTCGGGGCTAGGGACTTGCGTAGGGACGCCTGGATTAACGGTCGGTGTCTGGTTCGGCACGGCGGCGATTCCTAGCTTCCCACTGGCGGGACAGGAGTGTATCGATTTTGGAGTCTAGACGGTCGACCTTGGTCTCGAGCCGATCAAGTTGCTTGCGCGTTACGAAAAATCCAGCAAGATGGCGAACTAAGGCCTTATCCAAACGGGCCACAATGGCCCAGAGAGAAAGGAGGACCCCAACCAGTGCGCCTAATTTATGTAATGTTGAGAGCGACGTCGTGGGGTCCATGGGGCTTATCCTATTATTATACTAATTCAAGAATTACAGGACATACCCGATAAGGTCGACCTGGATGGTAACACCGGTAGCCGCAGTGGCCGGGACGATCGTAACCACGTCGCCACCCTGCAGGATCGGAGCCGCCGCCGCGAGGGCCGAGGTCACAGTGTAGGTCGAGGCCGCCGCCGTACCGAGGTTGGTCAGGGCCACAGCCGCCATCTGGCTATTCGCCGTGGTATTCACCGAACCCACGTTCAGCGTGGCCGTAGAGGCGTTGCCGTTCGGGTCGTGCGCCACAACCTGGGTGATCACGAAGCGTTTCGAGGCCGGCACGGTGTACACGTTGGTCGTGGTCGCCGCAGTCAGCAGCACGGGGATGTTGGCAACCTGGACGCCAACCTGAAACGAACCAAAAGGGACTGGAGGAAAATTCTGAGCCATAAGATACTCCTAAAGAGAAAAGGTATAAGGTAATAGTTTGAAAGTCAATATTATATTCTAAACCGTAAGTTCTTGGATAAGTACAATAAGCGCTTCGTTATTTGTGCCGGTGGCCCCACGAATGCTCATAGTGCCGGCCGAAACCGAGTATTGCACGTTAACTGTATATGTCCCGGCAGTCAACGCTGTAGTCATGCCCAAAAGAGGAATCCCCTGTGGCAAGCTAGGCGTGCTGCCCAGGCCACCGTCTTGTGACGTTCCGCCCTTGGCAAAAACTGTGCCACCAATCGTGACCTGCAGTTTGTTTATCGCCGTACTCGTGGAGTTACTCACGGTGCCGGCTCCCTGGATTAAAAGCGCATTGCCGGTAGTCGTAATTGTACCAGTTAGCAATGTGGTCGCCGTTGTGGCGGTCAGCGCCGTTTGATCAGTGGCCAGGGCCAAGATCAAACGATTGTTCAGTGCTGGCCCTACGCTCGGTGGCATATTAGCTTAACGTACAGGTGGCTGAGTCCAGGGCCCAGTTACCCGCAGCGTCCACAGAAAAGAGATGAACCACGGCGTTGGTGCCGGGAACGCCTGTAGGAATAGTCCGGGTCTGCGCATTGGCCAATCCCGGCATCGCAATTACGCCACCGGTGGGTGCCGAGATCACTTGCGATCCAGTGGTGTTATTCCAGATAATGACCTTTTGGCCGATGGCCGTGGCTGTGGGCAAAGTTACCGTCAGGCCGGCCACAGAAAGCCTATTCAGCTGGCCGTTAGTCGCCACCGTCAAGGTCGTGTTGGTGGAGATACCCACCGGGACATAGCCCTTGTCCTGGGTCGTGGTGGAGGTCAGCTGCCCAGTGAGGGTGGTGGTGCCCGTGACCGCAAGCGTAGTGCCGACCGTTGCTGCACCCGTTACCGAGGCGGATGCCAGGGTAGAGGCACCGGCAGTTAGCGTGCCGGTAACGGAGGCCGAAGCCAGCGTCGCCGCGCCGCTAACGCCCAAAGTGGTACCCACGGTTAGGCCGGCAGTCACAGCCGCACTTGCCAACGTCGCGAGCCCGGACGTGCTAAATGTCGTGGCGCTGGTGCTGCCCAAGGCAGTGCCGCCTGCGGTGGACGTGAGACCAGCAGACATGACGACCGCACCGCTGAACGTGGTAGCTTGCTGTGCAATAGGCGACGCCGTAATGCGGTTAATCGCGTTAACCAACAAGTTGGGGTTGATTTGTACCCCGGTACCGTTCAATACCTGAATGTCCGCCGTCGTGGTCGTGTCGTGGAAGATGTTGATATTGCGCGGGCCTTGGAATACGATGGCAGCCGGTCCAGTGGCCACGCCTACGGATCCAGCACCTGGAGTCGTGCCGTTGTCCGAAGACAAGACAAAGTCCGGAGCCGTCACGGGCGTAGCGAAGGTGCCGCTCGCCGCACTGGCGATAGACGCCGCCGAAGCGCCGCCCACGGAGTTCACCGTAGCGGCGGTTGGGCCTCCGGTGCCCGTAGCCGACACGTCGCCGGTAAGGGCTGTGATGCCGGTCCCGCCGCCACCGCCAGAAGAGCCAATATTCGGCGCAATAAGATTGTAGTTAGGTCCAGCAGCCATTAGGATTCAATCCCCTGCGTCATCTGCCACACGGTAACTTTGGTGGCCGTTCCGGCGGTAGCAGTTACCCGAATACGGACCTTACGGAAGATCGAATAGGCGACGGTGTCGATACGGCTCAGCGGCGCGCCAGCAGCCATCGTGTTGGTCGCCAAGGTGACCCAATCGGCCGAGGCGTAGCTATCGTCACGCGGAGGGTTCGCGCCGCCAATTAACGTAGATTGAGCGCCGCGATCCGGGACCAGGGTCGCCTGGATATCCACCGTGAGCGCCGCCGTACCATCAGAGCGAGTCTGAAAGGTAGAGCTAAGCGCCTGGTCCGACGTAACCGGAGCGAGCGCCACGCCCGTCGTGGTAACCGGACCGTTGAGCAAAAGGCCAATGCCAGAACTAGGACCCATTTAATTACCTATGAGCTGATTTTGCAGCAATTGCGGGGCATCCATGGTTGCCACATTATTCGTGACTTGAGCCGGGGCGTGGCCGCCGGGTGCGGAAGCAGGTTTACTTGCGCTAGCCTGCATGTTCATCGATTCCTGTAGTTTACCAATAAATTGTTTACTTGTCTCGGGTGTGATCGGGCCGCCCATAATCACCGAGAGTTTGCGGAGTTGCGCGGGCTTCAAAGAGTCGAAGGCGCCGGGCGCGCTGAGCGCCTGCACAATCTGGCTGCGCACCAGACTGAGGGTCTCCGGGTGGACCTGCTCATAGACTTCAATCAATTCGGGCGTCGGGTTGGCAAGGCCGGCCGCCGGATCGTGAATATTCCTAAAGATATCCAGCCACCGGACTTTCATGGATTGCGGCGGATTGAAGCTGTTGTTCAAGGTCGGGTTGTTCGGGTTGCGGGGGAGCTTCTCCGCCAAAAGTTCATTAGCTTGGTGCAGGCGCTGGGTGGCTCCAGCATAAAGCATCGGGTATTCAGCGAACGCATGTTTGTATTGATCATCTAGCGTCGTCTGTAGCGTAGTCGGATCCGTGACCATCTGGTTCACCCCGGCCGAAGCTGCAGCATAGTGGCGATCAATGTCCTTGGGGCTGTAATTGGGGCTAACCGCAGCCGCGCCGGAGAGTAGGGTCTTCATGGTCGCGCCCACGCCAGAAGCCATCGGGTCGACGATCTTGTCGATACCTTTATTCACCACGTCCAGATGGTTGATCAGCGCTGGGATAGCGTCAGCTGCGCCTGCCACGACCTGGCCTTTAGGTCCGGCCCAACGCAGGGTCTTCTTCAGGCCCTCGGGGAGGATTTCAGCAGCAGGTAACTGGTCGCGCAGTACAGCTGACGCAGCCGGGGACATGCCTTCCGGCACTTCGCGGGGAACCACCCTGGCCAGTTTTTTCAAACCGTTCTTGAGCCCTGGCGCTACAGCCTTTCCGCCGAGAGCAAAACCTTCACCCAAAGTGGCCCACGCGCCGTCCCACAGGGCTCCCTGGAGCACGCGCTCAGCGGAGATGGGGTGAGAGTGCTTGGACGCCTCAGAGACCGCACCAAGGCCGCCCTGAACGGCGGAGCCTAGTATATTAGACACGGGGTTGAGTGTACGAGGAATTGTGCCGGCAAACTCACCAGTTGCCTGGAGCGCCGGATGCATCTCATTGACTTGATCGGCTAACGTCCTGAGCGACTTAGGAATTAGTAAATCTGAGGTGCCAAACGAGGCCGAATGGGCCACGCCGAGTAGGGTAGCCGCAACCTTGCCTTCCCAGCCGTTTTCGCGGGACAAAAGCTCGGCCTCGGGACCAGACTTAAAGCCTACCGCCTCGAGAGCCTTAACCTGGGACTCCGGAACATCGACCAGGGCCTGACGGTCCGGATCGTATACTGTGGTGGTTTTTTCGGCCATTACTGGTGCACCGGCATCTTTGAGAGGTACTGCTTTGCCATGCCTTGCGGGGAATTATCTTCTTGGTCTTGCGCTTGCTTGGTGTACCGGCCCCACAACGGGTCGTCCGGATCCGCCTGGATCGACCCGGGCGCCGCACTCTCTACTCGGGTAGCAACAGAGCGCGTAATCGTCTTACGGATGGCGTCCAACTTCTTCAAATACCCCAGGTCAATACCAGCCTTGCCGAGAGCACCCTCGACAAAGCTGGGCTGGAGATCGGCTTTCATCTCTAGCTCGGGGCCAGTGATGTTTGCGCCTGATTCCGAATACTTACGGAACGCTACGCCAAGATTGGCGGCGTTCGCCTCATAAATCCGTTTGGCGTCTAGAAGATGGCCACTTTTAGTGGCCGCCTCGATTTGATCGATAATCTCCAACATGCTTCGGCCACCACCAACAATGTCGGATAGCTTCGAATAGACCTGCTTGGGAACACTACCCTTGAAGCCGCCAAGGGCAAACGTCTCTGCCCCACCCGCTGGCTTACTCGCCTGCATGGCCATATCGAACTGGTTCTTGTCGCGCTCCAGCCCAAGCATAATGCCATTTTTATAGTTAGTAAGCTCGTTCTGGTGCGCTGCCGCCTGATTGTCAGCGTACTGCTTTTGGAGCTTACCTTTGAGATCATTTGCTAGGGCCTGGGCCTTGGGCGAGCTAAACAGGTTCGCCTGCTGCTGGACTTGATTGATGACTTGCTGGATGTAGGCGTTTTTTCGTGTAAGCTCGGCCGTAGTATCATCTCCCGCAGATTGACGTAGCTGGGAGTATTCGTCCTTGAGCATTCCGCCTTTTTGAGCAAGCATATCGGACATTTGCTTGTCGCGCGCGGTACGCGCATTAATCGAGTTAGTAATGATTTCCAGGGCTTGATTGGGCCGGCCGGAAAGGCCCGAGCCAAAACTGGACAAAGCTAAACCAATGGCGCCCAAGACCGGGTTCATGCCAGCCTGCTCCCAAATCGTATGCGGGGCGTTGGCGATCTGCTTTTCTTGCTGTTGCTGCAGTTCCTGCTGCTTCTGTGCGATGATAGCAGACTGCTCTTTTAGATGGGCCTGAATACCTTGTATGGCAACCTGGAAACGCTGGTCATCCTTGACCTGCTCCTGATAGATAGGGTCGAGCGCCTGCGATTCCTGCTTAGCAATGTCGGCATCCTGCTGGGCCGCCTGCGCCTGCGCTTGGGCAGCCTGTTGATGCGCACGCTGGTCTTGTTTGGCCGCAATCGACGTATCGGCAATAAACGCCTCGGGGGTAGCCGCAACGGGGAGCGGGGCTTGTTGCGACGGAAGCTGGGCGGGGGCCGGCACCGGCATATCCGGCTGCGCAAAATCTAAGGTGCCCGGAGCATTGGGCGCGCCGGCCGGGGTACCCGGGCTAGGCATGCCGATCTGAGACATATCGATTGCGGCGTCCGGGGCTGCGGGGGCGGAAGGATTGAACGCGCCAGGGGGCTGGTACCGCTGGAGGTATTGTTGTGCGAGATCCTGCATTATTGCATTCCGTTCTTAAGCCACTCGATAAGCCGCTGGTACGCCGGCGTCGAAGGATGGAGTTCAGTGACACCCGGGATGTGCGGGATGGATCGTGGTGGCGCTTGGACAGCCCCAGTGCCGGCGTTCGGGGCGGCAGTTTTAAATTCACCTACACCGTCCAACGAAGCCTTCTTGGCCAACTCGGAAATAGACGGCAAATCTCTTGGCGCGGGAGTTCCGCCCTCTTCCAAGAACTTAGTGTAATTCGCGGCTTTGGCCGCGACATGCTCAGGACTGGACAAAACGGCACTTACGCGCCTACCGGCTGCTTGCGCCGCGCGCTGCTCAAGTTTCTTGCCCGTATAGTCTGCTGCCAACTCAGCAAGCGAAAGACCGCCCTTTGCCAAGTCTACGGCCGCGCCCGGAGCCGCACCGATGATGGCGTTGCCGACAGGATCGTCCACCACGCCCGGGCCGTCCTTGTCCGAACCTACGTAGTTGCGGGCGTTCATCTGCCAATAGTCTTCGTCCCGAATGGGCACTTCCGGGATGACCATCGGATTCGCGGGGCTGCCTTCGGGTCGAGTTTTATCGACCTTGGGAAGTTTGAATTCAAGACCTGGGATGGTGACATTTGCCATGTTACTTAAGTGCCGTGCCGACGTTTGTCAGACTACCGCCAAGTGATGCGCCAGTAATGCCGCCGCCGATTGCTCCAGCGACTTTGCCGCCTTCAGTGATCTCGTTATTCAAGTTATTTAGGCCCGTAGTCCCGTTCTGAATAATGCCGTTGCGCGCATTGTACTGGGCGCCCTCGGCCGTTCCGATGTTGCCGGTCTGTGCCTGATTGATGGCGATGTTCTGAGCATTGTTGCCTTGCTGATAGCCGCCCATGGCCTGAGCCGCATTCGCATATGAATTCAAAGCTGACTGCTGGGCCGAGAGCCCCGCTACAACACCCTGGCCGCCGATCTGGGCGTTCTGATTGGCCAGCGCCATCTGGTAGTTCCGCGCGGCGAGACCGGGTGCCTGCCCCGCCTGACTGCTCAGGTAGGCCGACCGCGCCTGATCGCCGGCCTGACCCATCTGATACTGGGAGGCTGCTTGCGCAGCCTGCTGCGCGCCGCCATTGGCGAATGACCCCAGTGCGCCCGTGGCGCCAGTAACGGCATTCCATGCTTGCGAGCCCTGTGCGCCGCCATTCATCATAGAATCAAGACCCTGATTCTGCTGATTCAATGCGGTTGTATACTGATTCGCGGCGTCGACGTTTTGGTTATTGACGCCATCGGTGCCGTTTATCCAGTTACCGAAACCGGTAAGGCCGCCCACGTTGGGGTTGGTAGCCTGCGATAGATTAGCAACTGCCATAGTTTACACGCTTTTCTGGAGGGCCAGGCGGTCGATTCCGCCCTTGTTGCCCAATTCTAATACAATGTTGGTGATTGAGCAAGATTCCCCAGTAATGGCGGAGTCCTGCAGTTGGATTTGCACAGATTCCGCGATTTGCTGAGGAACCCGGGAAAGACGGAATTGGTAGCCTACGTCGCCATTGACCAGGCCCGTCACGGTGTTAAACGGCACCACGTAGGTCTGGGCCCCGTAGTTGTAGTTGAGGGTGACATTCATGGTGTGCGCAGATTTATACGCACCCAGGACTCCCAGGCGATACAGGCGCCCATATCCCTGAAGAATGCCGGCCAGCGGATAGTGGGGCGTGACTATGGTCATGACGATAGGCGTGACGCCGTTGTCCAGATACGCTCCAGGCGTCTCCCTAGCTACAATTCCGCCAGGTTGCAGAAAGTAATGCATGCCCTCTACAACTACGGCCGATGAGCTATCTACGCCGGAAAACGTGCTCCAGATTTTGTTCAGGTAGTCGTAGATAAATTTGTTGTTAAAACGTACATGTTGTTGTACCGGCAGCACTATAGCCGTCGTGATTATCTCGTCGGCCAGAATGCCGTTCAGCGGCGCGCCGACCCACTCAAGAGTCAAACCGCGCGTCAATAACTCAATACCGCGCCGAGATTGAAACATGATGCCATCGGGGAGTGTTATGACTGAGCGTGGCGAGATACAGCCGACTTCTGCCGGAAGCCGGACGGGCTCGCCAAATGATCCCTCGCCAGTCGCATCTGGCCCGTCGCCTTGGAAATAGTAAATAGCGTCTGCTTTGAATACTACAAGCTTGTCATCAAGCAAACCCAACGCAGTGTTCGCTCCGGCGGCGGGGTCCACGTAAAAGGTAGCATCCGCTATCCACTCGGCCGGTACGCCCTTTGCGAGAGGTTTTGTGATAAACACGGCGGAAGGGTCGTCACTAGGGAGGGCAAACCCGCGCTGCTTAGAAAATAAGATAACATCTGCGGGTGGCATAGGGTCGTTGGGCAATTCCCCACCATCAGTATAAAGTTCCGTGCCGCCCAGAATAGGACCGGGCAAGTTGAGCGTAACAGAAGTCGCTTGATCATAAGAAAGCACGTACTGTAGAACAAACGGCGACGCGGCCGCCAGCGGGCGCTGGTAAATTTCTAGATACGATCCGCCATACTGGGGAACGTTATGAAACGTAATTGTGGCTTTACCCGTAGCGAATGCGTTAGGGATGGTTATACGACTAGGCTCAGAACGTAAAACCTCACCTTTAGTATTATATCGGGAATACACAAAAGCATATTCTAGGTCGCCAGCGAACGCAGTACCGGTGCCGGCCGTGGTCCATCCCTTTGCATTATTTGCCGGATAATCAGTCATTTCCGGATAAACCAAATATCCTGGGTCAGAAGTCTCCTGACCATCAAACACAAATGGCGATGCACCGGTTTGATACACGCCATCGAATCCCGAGACGAGTTTGGGCGCATTTGACGGCGTAAGAGTGACCGCCACCAAGGAGCAGCTATAAAAAAGCGTTGATGCGCTGAATGACTCCGTGGCGTCTGCCCTAACCAGAACGGTAGTTACTTGACCGTTCAGTGTTAGTGCGAGCGCGGGAATGGGGGGCGTGGCCGCGTCATACGGCCGTAGCGCTCGCCCGTAAAAGCATTGGCCCAAGGTTGACACATTGCCGGTAGTTAGGTCTATGGCACGACATACGTAGTTGCCGGCTACAAAATTACTTGCGGCCCCAGAGCCATAGACCCACACGCCTACTAGATTATTGTTGGAGTTCGGGACAATAAACGGCTGACTGGCAATGCCCCAGGTTGATTGGGACAGAGTCACGCCGACATCTACGGTGCGAACTACGCTCGTTGGAAACCCGACCGTATTTGTAGCAATTTGAATAATAGACGGGTGCAGGTAGTCCGCACCTGCTGTATCGAGCAGCATGGTGGCTACAACTATACGTCCAGGCGAAGATGTTATTGCCGTCGTGCCGCCAGGGGCGACACCGCCATACGCTAACGTGGCCGCACCCAGGGGAAGAGTCGGCGGAACTACAGCAACCGCTGTACTGCCGGCAACAATAAATGCACCAATAGAAAACCCACCCGTTGCCGCCTGTGACGCCGCAATGGCCCAGCCAGTACCGACGGCCACGTTAGTGCGTACGCCAATCCACGTGACTGTAAGGGGGGCCGTAACCGTGCAATAAGTGAAGTTGGGATTCGTGGTTGGCGGGTTGGCCCTGCTCACGATGCCTATGTATGTACCGCCCTGATATGTGGTAGCGGCGATAGCCAGGGGAGACGGCGACTGTCCCGTAACTGTCGTAGGAATCTGTACTAGGGACACGGGGGTTGTCGGAACGGCCGGGGACCCCAGAGAGAAGATCTCTACACCATTGTTTGCGCCGCCTAAAAATTCAGCCCCCAGGTAGACCTGGTCCGCCCCAACTACACCCGCTATATCCGTAGCCAGGGTCAATGACACAGACGTGGTGTCAACACCAATGTGTACCGGCCCAAAAACCCAGACTTTAAGGTTAACGTCGTATACGCCGTAGTTAGGCGAGAATACGTTCATGCCTGGAGAAAATGAATTCCAGACCATAAATAGACGACCAGTGCGGTCATCGAACGTTGAAGCTACTTGCGTGATGGCCGCGGGACTGCTGAGCAATTCTCGGATAGATAGAGTCTGCGCCGCGGATCCGCCGTAGTATTTCCATACGTCTAGATCGGGATTGTATGCGCCCAGAGACGTGCCTGTACTGGCGACAAGAGTCCCCTCAAATAGGCTGCCAACAGCCTCGAACCCTGAGTCCGGAAGCTCCACGAACCCATTGCGCTTAGTGATCGCCTTGTCGGTGGTATAAATACCGTTCTCGATCTTGAGCGTCTGGGGCGGATGGACCTGCTTTTCGTCCGTCTTGGTATTGATACCGCCGGTGAGATCGATCGAGACAAGTTGTTTCTTAAGAGCCATGTTCGATCCTTAGTTAGTTAAGACCCAGAGATAGCCCACATAGGCTGCGTCATTGACGCCCGAGTTGCTGGGCTGGAATCCCACGTTGAGGCTGTCGCCGGCTGCAAAAGTATACAGGCCGGCAGTAAAAGCGCTTTGCGCCGTAGGAGTAAGGCTGCTCGGCGCACTGATCAGTGTACCAGAGATCTGAGTTCCGTTCTTGTAGGCCCAGGCGTTCACTGATACCGCCGAGGCGCCAGCTGCCGTTTGACCAGACAAACTCAGGCCCACGATCGAACCCGAAAACGGCATGATCATCGGGTTTGGGACCTGCATAGTCCCGTACTGCGGAATGCCGGACGAGGTTGCACCGGGCGCCAAAGCCACACCAATCCAGACGATGGCATTGTTGATTTCGCCGCCTACGCCGAAGGGCCCCAGGCAGGTTCGGCCTGCCGCCGTAACTGTGGTGCCAGTTCCGGAAAATCCCGAGTTTAGAACGTTTAATATCTGATTGACCGGCTGGACCAGATTATCCACCTGACGCTGGATAGAGTCCTGTGTCGGCTGCGCCGGTTGGCGCGCATTAGTTACCGAGGTAGGCAGCCCTTTGATCGCCATTTAGTACCACCCGTAGAAACCACGTCCGCCCCAAGCAAAGCCAAACCCGCTGGAGGGGTCGGTATCCACCACGTGCTGGGGCTGGCCCATATCGCGGTTTATCATGTCCTGCTCAATCATCTGCTTGACGATGGCTTGGGCGTTCAGTAGCGGCGTAACGTCGGACTCTTCTTTGAGCCGAGCATTGATCACTGCCTGGTTGACGACAAACTCATCCCAGCCCGGAGCCACGGCGGCTGCCATGGTGTCGCCGTCCAGAACCAGCGGAACGTAGTTCGGTGTATACATAAGTTCGAGCATTACGTTGTTCGGCGGCTGCGTGGGAGTAGGGTCGACTCGGATTACGCCGGGATTGGACCCGGTGGCACCCAAAATCTCATACGCGCCTACCCACATCGGGCTAGGACCGCGCCAGAAAGTCGAAGGACCGCCACGATACTCGCGGCGCATCTTGCGGGGTAGCGCGCGATAGACCGGCAACGAGCCAGGGGTCGTGGTCACAACCCACATTTGCAGGCACTTGTAGAAGTCGAGGGGGAGGGGATAATCGCGTTGGTTCGTGGCCAAGGCAATCGAAATCGACTTAACGATATAATCTTCGTTAGACGCGATTATCCAGTTGTGCAGGTGTGCGCCTGCCTCATTGATCAGCCCGTTAAGCTCATCGTCGGACATGTAGGCCGACTGGCCCAGGTCAAATCGCTGCTTCACACGTGTGCGCAGCTCGGCAAGCGTAGCGGGCATGGAATTACCTCAAATCAAGGAAAGCATTTAATGCGTCGGCCAGACCCTGAGCGTCGCCGCCCTCAATGGCGGCCAAAAGCTCGGAAGCGGCCGTAAGCTGGTCACTCTCAGGCATCTCCCCCGCCGGGTCCGCAGCAGCCGCTGCAGACTTGCTTGAGGGTTTGCCGCCCATAAGGGCCGCCATAATGTCCGCCGCCATTAGATGCCCACCGCAGCTTCGCAGCCGAAGTACACCTTGAGGTTGGGGCTGGTGCTACCGGTGAAGGTGGCGCCAGTGACCGTGCCAAGGGCGATCGTGATCTGGCCCGTGGTTGCCACGTAATCCGTGCTGATTTTGGCAATCGTGCCGTCCGTGGCCGAAGCCGGGACAACCTGGATATTCACGTTTTCCAGCACGCCATAGCGCTCCGGCAATTGCAGGGTCACAGCGTTGTTCGTGCCGCCGGCGACCGAGCTAACGGCCACAACCGAGGACATACGGCCGTTGAGGATGCGGGTACCGGTAACGGCGTTCAGCGCACCGTTGACCTGAACATTCGCCGTAATCAGGATTGCGCCCCGAGCCGTGCTCAGGACGTTAGTACTATAAATCTTTTGACCTGCCATAGGGAATCTACCTCTTGGTTCGAAAGTTGAAAGAAGGGAAAGGGGCCGCGCTGGTTGGCCCCTTTTACGCCTGCTGTACGCGGCAGCAACCCAGAAAACCAGAATTACGGTCAAGGACTAAACGTGCCGACCAGGTTTTTGCCCGGAGCGTCACAGATCAGCTGATGCCACGAGCGCCAACGCATCTCGATCGCGTCGGTCGTCGACTCGCGGGCCGCCGAACGGCCATCGCTGTCGTCCAGATGCGGCACGCCGTTCAGGTGCTTCAGGTACCAGGTCGACATGTCCAGCATGTAGAACAGGCCCGGATCCACCTGCGGGTCAGCCAACAGGCGCATGTCGCCCGACTGGCCGTGAACCAGCATCTCAGTCATACCCACGGTACCCTTGTCGCCCGGGTTCGTGAAGCGGACCTTGTTGCCAAGCTCCTGGCTGTACTTGTTGAAGTCATTGGGGTGAACCAGGATCACGCTGGGCGTACCGGTCGTCAACGACAGATCAGCCGAGGCGTTCTGGAAAGTGGCTTCGTACTTTTCGCCGTTAGTGGCGATGTAGCGAAGGCCGGCCAGACGCTGCGCGTCCACGCTGCGGTCGAGACCCCAGAAGCTGTCGCCAGCTACGGGAGCAACCAGCGGGAGCCAGCTTTTCAGGCCCGAGACGCCCGACCCGTCCTGCCCCGCGCCGAAACCCAGCGCGTCGCCCTTACGAAGCAGGAAGTACTGGGTGGCAGCCGCGATACCGGGGAACGCCACGTTCAGGTTCTGGTCCAGGGTGATGGTCGTGGGCGAAGCCACGCCGCCACGGCTGATGCCGGTGACAACCACCGAAGCGCCGCTGTTGAGCAAGAAGTTCGCCGGGAGCACGCCGTTCGTCGGGTTGCTGGTCGCCAACTGGAGCGTCATGCGCTGGCCGAAGCGAACATGCAGCTGGGGAATGTCCAGCGTGATCACGTTGGTGGCAACCGATGCGCCCGTGGTGAACGAGGCGAGGACGCCCGTACCGGCGCCGTGGAGCGCCATGTCGATGCGGGTCGCCATCTGCTCCAGGATGTTGTTGGTTTCGGTCTGCTTCTTGCGGAGCAAGCTACCCATGTCGGAGCGGGCGGCAGCGATCTCTTCGTTGCTCATCGAGATGGCGTAGTAGCTACGACCACGGTTGATGTACATACGGGCGCCGACCGAGGACTGAGCCTTCTGGGCAATCGCCGTGCTGAAGTCGTCCGAGCCGCCCTGCGGATCTTCGTAGAACATCGCATGGACATACACGCCGCCCTCGAAATCATCCTTCTTGGCGAGTTCCTTCAGGAACGGGCGCTTGTGGTACGCCAGCTGCTGAACCTTGCGGGGGTTGTAGATACGCTTATATGCGGCGGCAAATGCGCCACCAAAATTGTCAGACATTTTAAATCATCCCAGTCAAAAAGTTGTTAATTAGCGCTTCTTCTCAAACTGCTTGAGTAAACCGAGCGCGGCTTTAAAATCTTCGTCTTCAGCTTCATCAGGGCTCACAGCCGCTTTAGCTGCGGTCCTACCGCTTGGACCCACTAGGGTCGTCGTCGACGGTTTACTTGCTGCCGACTGCTGGGATGACTTCGCGGAAAGTTCTGCGATCTTCTTGCGACCAAACTCGGTCGAGGCAAGCTTCTCGAAGACGCCTTCCAATTCGCTTTGTGCCGCCTGGGCCGCTTGATCCAGCGTCAGGACTTCGCCTCGGCCCAATTCATCTTTGGTTGCGTCAAAGTGCTTTTGCAACTGCTGAAACACCAACTGATGAGTTCCATCAACACCGAGAAAACCATACTTTTCAGTATTAGCTTTGCTGAACTGTATAATATCTTTATTGAGGTTGTCAACTGCGGCTGCCTGGGCGGCAGTCTGCTCGCCCTTGGCGCGCTCCTCGGAAGCTGCCTTTTCGGCGGCGTCTTTGTCCGCCAGCTGCTTCTTGATGGCGCGCAGTTCTTTCTGCTCAGGGGTGAGCTTGCCGCCAGTAGCCGCAATCTTCTCGAAGAATTCCCGGGCATCCACGCCCATGGCTTCAAGAAGGGCCGCCGGCTCATCTTTCATATTATCCAGGGTTTCTTGGAGCTTGGCGAAATGCGCCTCTTGTTCCCGAATCTTGGCGGCCTTGGCCTCAAGCTCCGTAGCGCGCTTGTGGAGCGCGGCGAACTTGGGGGCCAGCTTATCCTCTACCTCAGCCTTGGGTGCCTCTTTGGGGGCAACGTCGGCCTTTGCAGGGGCAATCGCGGGCTCGGGCAAAGAAGCCTCGGGCTCCTCGGCACGCTTCGGCAGCATACTGTTACCGAGCTTTAGGGCCTCTTCGAACTCGGCCTGGTCGGCGTCTTCGCCATACTCTTCGTTACTGGACTCCGGGGATTCCTCCACCGGGGCCGGGGATTCCTGGGACGGGAGGCTGCTGGGGGTTTCCTGCATTGGGCATCATTCCTTGTGGGGCCGGCGGAGCCGGAGGTGCGGGCGGATTGAGCAACTGGTCAATCACGTCAAGATCTTTCAGATACTGCTGCAACAAAGAGAGGACCTTAGTGTTCTCGCCTTTGCTATTCATGTATTGCAGCTGCCACTCGTTCATGGCCATTTGCCGCGCTAACATAATATCCTGGTATTGCTCTGGTGCAAAGTATTCTTGTTTACAACAGATATAATATAGTTGCTTTTCTATCAACTCTCGCGGGGCATTCTTCTGTTTCAGCATTCCCTTGAGATCCGGATGGTCGCCCATCATTTCCAGGACCGCTGACGGGTCATTCTGGAATTGCGGGAGTTGCATCATTTCCATGAATGCCATGCGCTTGCCGGTGATCGTGGTAGGCATCAGGTTGGTCGCCTGAACCTTGATCATGAAACGATCGTCCTCAAGATCACATTCCTTGAAATCAATCTTTTCGATAAAATGCTTGGCTTTACCGAAAGCCTTGTATGAACCGTTCCTCTCGACGATGTCCCGGGCCACGCGCACGATCTGCTCGGCGCACTGGACCATGAAGCGCTCCCACTTTTTAGAGATCCAGGCGTTAGCCGAGTCGGCCGTAGCGATGTACTCCTGGAAGCCTGGGCGGGAGTCCACGCGCGAGGGGGTGTTCATACCCGAGCGCACTGGATTGGCACGCGCCAGTGTATACATATTCTCTTTGAGGGCCTGCTCGCGTTGGTACAGTTCTTGCTGGATGGCGGGCGCAGTATCGATCTCCGGCTTGGGCCCGGTATACTTATACACATTGCCAAGCTTGTTGTCGTAAGTCGCGCCTACCTTCGTGGCACTATTCTGCCAGATGCGCGGTACAGCCATCAGGTGAAGGCTCTGCTGGATGCGCTTCGTGGTCTTGTTAAGCTCCAGCTGGAGCGGGGCCAGAATCTCCATTAGGCCCTGGCTGTATCCGCCGATAACGGCCTGATCCCAGGTCATACGCGCGAACGGGAAACACTTGTGATCCCAGTCTTCTGCGCAGACTTTAATGCCAGCGACGGCAATAACGTGCTTACCTGGCTTGTCGTCCAGCGTCAGATGCCAGCCTTCAATGACACGCACCAGATCGGCTTCGGTACCAGGCCAAGCATAAGGCGGCGTGTAGGTCGGGGCCTCGGCGATCACGTCGGCGTACTCGGGCCACAATTCCATAGCCATAGACCGGGGGTAGTAATCGCGCTGGTAAAGTTCGGTCGGCGGCGTGGTGAGACAGGCCGACTCATCGATTACCATTGACAGGGGCAGCACGCGCTGGATATAGACCTGGTCGTTCACTGGCATGAACTTGAGCCAGCCGTCGCCGGAGATCCCCGCGTCACGGAAACACATCTCAGCCCAAGAATACAGGTCTGTGCGATAAATCTCGCCCCACACGAATTTGTCGAGTTGTTCGGCTTTGACCTTTGCTTCCCAGTCGCCATCGTCTACGTCAAACGTGGGCTTGCTCTCCGACTCTACATGCTCAGATACGAGCGTCTGCAGGATCGAGGCCGACGTATTGATAATCTGCTTGGGCATATTGCCGTCCAGCAGAAAGTCACCAGTGGAGGCGGCCAAGGACGTGAGATCTTTGTTCGCATACATGCTCATCAACAGGAGCAGGTCATAGGCACGCCCATCCTGCTGAGCGTCCAGAGTCTCGACCAGCGTGTCCATCTGGCGCGCTGCCGCATCATCGTCGTCAGCCAACCACCAATTTTTAAGCGGGAGCGGGGGAGCCATTTATTGACCTCGTTTCATTGGACGGCGGGCGGCCCAGACGTCTTCGGCCATATCAGAGCCGCGATAGTCCGGGTCCTCGAAGATACTGCCACGCTCGCCAGCGCTATACTCGACGGTTGCGGTCGGAGCAGTCTGGGCCAGCATGTCGGGTGACGGGAAGAGCACTTCCACATCACCAACTTTGATGCTGAGGGCGCCATTGTTCTTGGCCCATTCCAGAAGGGCTAACGTATCGTAATGTTTAAACATCGGATAAAGCCTTTATACCTAGAAAGGAATCGTCGCTGCTCTGCCGCTTTTCTATAGCTTCATTAATAGCACTATTTTCCAGGTCTTTCCACCATTGAACGGATTGCGCCTCGGGCGAAGCCTCGGGCTCGATCGAAGCCCAGGCCAGGGCCGACTTCCACATATAGAGCGCTGCGTCACCCAAGTCCGTATGCTCCAAGAGAACCTTGTGCGTCCGGGGGTCGATCCGCTTGGCGAGCTTCAGCCACTCTAGGGCCAACGGGGTTGCCTTGTCGCACTTTATCCTACCCGCCAGGAAAGCCGAGTTCATCAGCGAGATATTGCCGAGCTTGTTCTTACCCTTGTCCGCCGGCTCAAGTGGAATTCCATGTCTATCCTGTAAATCGGTAACGATGCCTCGGCCATAACCGCCCGTGTCGGCGACCATTGCCACGAAGTTGCCGTACTTGGCCGTGTACTCGCCGATCTTGGCGGCGATCTCGTCGATGCTCATCCGAGGCCGGGCGTATTGCGCAACTATATACAGGTTTCGGTCCGTAGTGCTGAACGCACCTACAACGAAGGCATTCGCGTCCCGCTCGCCAAGATCTAAGCCCAGGCAGTACATCCACTCTTGGGGCTGGCCGTGCAGAAGAGGAAGCTCGCCAGTCCAATGGTTGCGCACGTTATCGTATTGATAGAGACGTTCATCGGAGTCCGTGACCCATTCCGCGAGCTGCTCGCGGCGGAACTTGGGGCTGTGTTCATCCAGGCCGAACGGCAGATAGGTAGTCTTGAGGACCTGCTTAAGATCTCGCTCTTCCGGGGGTAAGAACGTATTGTCAGACTTAATCCAATGATGGACGCACCAGCCCTCGGGCGGATTGGCGTCATCCTTGGTCATCTCATAGAACCGGCCGGCCATGACGTTTCCAGGTGTTCCGGCCAAAACTAAAGTTCCTTGGTATTCACCTAATGCAGGAATTACAGCTTCAACCACAACCTCTTCGAAGTGCGGACCAAAGTCCTTACACTCGTCCAGGACCGCCAGCGCTACCGCGTCACCACGCAACTGAATGGCTGCGTCCTTGTCGTGGGCGCCGAACAAGTAGATCTGCGAACCGTTCGGCATGACGACTCGCTTGTCGGCCTCGAAGAACTCCAGGCCCAGGCCCAACTGCGCATTCATTTTCTGAAGCGGAACCCAGAATAGGCGACGAGCGTGGCCTTTTGAGTCGGGCACGATGTAGTAGATTACGCAGCCCGGATACTCTTCGCCAGTTATGAGCGTCTTGAATAAAGTTGCAGTCGACTTGCCCGTACGACGCGGACAAAGCAGGGCCTGGAAGCGGGCCGGGTCCAAAAGAAAGTCCCGTTGCTTCTGGTGGCACTTGGATAGATAGAACTCCAAGCGCTCGGGACTGAGCGGGTGCCGCGTCTTGTCGAACAAGACGGAGTTACTCGCCTGGGCTTTGGCGGCCTCTCGGCGCGCCTTCTCCTCGCGAATGGCTTTCGCGTGTATCGGGTTATTCGGATTTAGGCGCATTCTTCTTCCGGGACTTCATAATAATCTGAGCCGCCTCGGACTGTGCTTCCTCGGCAGACACCGATACCTTATTTAATATGGTATTCGTGTCGGGCGCCCAAGTCACGTACTGAATTTGCGACCAAGGGGCTGCCACCTGCATACCATTGTGTTCAGTAATGAGCAGCCCTTCAGCAAACAACTCCAGGTTGGCGCACTGCGAAGCGAGCACAACATTGGTCGGCCCATACAGCGGGCGCGTAATGGTCGAAATCAGATCTACTCTTTCAGGCTTGCGTGTAGGGAATCCCATTACGTAATCTCCTTCAGGGCCTCGAACTCCAGGCCGCCGATTTCGAGCACGTCAGGCGCGTGCTCCATGTTGAATTTGCTAGCGAAATTGCGGCAGTTGTAGCGCCAGTGACTGGCCAGCGTATGCATACCGGCCTCCCAACCAAGCCGCTCTAACATCTTGCGCATAAGGCCAGAGCGCCTATAGTTATCCTTCACATACACGTAGTGGAGGAGAAGCTGCGGCCCGTCAGGGCCGCACAGTTTGCGCCCGCAAGCGTAGCCAATGATAAACCCTGGGTTGGCCGCGTCACACGCAACCAGGATCATCGTAGTGCGCGACAGACCACTTATCAAACGCTGCTGCGACAGGTAGTAGCGCAAGTTCGACATGAGCGGCCGGCACTCGCGGTACGACTGCATCCAGGAATTCAAGATAAAATTAAAATCCCCGGATTCGAGCGGGCGGAAGCCTACTTCAATTCCGTTTATCTTATGAGGCTCAGTCATTGCGGCTTACGTCTCCGATGTAGGGCAGTGTGGGATAAAGTATTGGGGGCTGAATTTTTTGGAGATTTGATACGGACGTGTGCGGTACTCAGTCCCTTCGCGACCGCGCCCCCACCCTCTGGGGGAATTGGGGTGTACTATCAAGTACTTAGGGCTGGCATGGGGGCGCACATAGTCAGGACCTGCACATACACATTGGGACTGGGCCTGGCTATCTATTTGCATTGGCATGATTCTTGTCTGGGTCACAGTTCATCGTCCGGTATCGAAGATAGGTCGATGCCTT